GCTTAGACTTAGGTGCAATGTCACTGGCACCGTGGGGTCGTGAAGCCCATCAAAATTCATGATCCATTGCTAGTGGAGGATATTTTGTGTTGCGGTTGCAGGAACGGATTCGGTTCCATTCCTGAGGCTTGGTTTATTTGACGAATCGAGCACACCGAACCTCGACTCATTTACGAACCATTGCCAGACCAAACTCAGACCCCCGATATGGAAGAGCTATGCTTTACAGAGTTTAGCTGGGTTCTTTCTCTTGCCCAATTGGACAAGGTGTATTTATTATCGCCCCCATACAGGTGCCTGGGTGGAAAGATGCCCCGAAGGATTCACACTCTATTCCGACACTTACTCTCTTTATGTTAGTAAGGCCCACTCGCTCCGCGGGTGCGTGATACCCGAAACCGCCACGATAGGTGTAGGGTTGCAAATCCTACAGCTATCGTTGGGCAGTCGCTGCGGTGAATGTCTAATTTAGACAAATGTACTATCCATCTGCACTACTACAATATCCACATAAGCTGGATATGCTCCAAATGCTGGTGAAGAAACATTAATGGAAACAGTTTGCTGCGGAGAATTACCGGTCACTTGAACGAACTCTGACAACATTGAAGTTGTAGAGGTGTCCCCCGTGCCAGTTGCGCAAGCAATGCTATCTGTAGTCTTGTTTGCTAGACAGTTATAGGAAGTACAATTAGTACGAGTTAGGGATGGCACAGTCCAACCATAAGGTGTCGCTTGGCCTGACCAAATGAACGATACCTGGTAAACTTGCGTTGGATCTGCTATCCAAGTTACAGTCGTGTGGTTAGCTGAGAAGCCATTCAACGTCGCGTTAGAATATCCTACGACATTTCCTAACGGATACGTGTTAGACACGGTGTTATTTGACGAATGCCCATAACCAATAGACCCACCTTCTCCTACTGTGATTGGCAGACGAGGTTTATATAACTTGACCTTATACGTAACCCAAAGTTCCCCGAGATTAACATTAGATTGCTGTTGACCTACAGTCGCAATACTAAAGTTACCATAATCCGACCAACGAAGATCGTTATTGGTTGCGGGGGCAGATGTTCTAATGTATAGATGTTTCTGAGTGCTTTGAGAGTTCTTACACTCTACTGCATGATACATACTTTCACTAGGTTTTCCTGACATTGCAAAATGATAATTTTCCATTTGCAACTTTGAGGTAAAAGGTGGCTTTGTCGAATCATATTCAGTTGCAAGAATAACCGTACCGAGAGTGGTATTAGCTGCCGCTACACTTTCGCCGGAAGTAGACTTGAAACAAAACACCATGCCAAGAATATCGTACTCCTCATAATTGGCTGCAACTTGTGCGAGCCATGAGAAAGTTCCCGTATTTCCTGGCTGAAGGGCGTATGTCTGAATATTAAACGGAGTTACATTGTTAACCAAGTTTGGAGCGGAATATATATCAGTGAGATATTCACGGTGAGTAATCACCGTCGTTTCGTCTCCTGAAAAGGATGGAATAGAAGTCTTGACAGAATCAAAGTTCGTCTTATAGGCTCCAGTTCCAGTAATCCAACCTATTCCTTTCCCTGCTAGTCCTCCTAAAGAGGATCCTATGCCGGGAGCACCCAAGGCACCGCCCAACAACTTGCCGAGGATATTTCCTGCGGTTTCCATAGGACCTGGGCCATTAGCTTTACGCTTAGGCTTGGTCTTCTTGGGTTGTTGAACAACAATGACTTGTTGCTTTTGCTTGCGCTTGATTTTACGCTTACCTGCCATAATTTTATGGGTTTGGTTCCGATTGTCCCATCTCGACAGCTCCAATTAAGGGCAATGAACGCTAGTTCGATTTCCAGTTTTGTGGTTCCCTCCGCAAAGAGGTAGTCTGGTTGTAGCCCTGAAATGTGGATTACTCCACGATGTTTAGTTTAGAAAACCTGAATCCAGAACAAGTTTAAGAATTTCTTCCTTGTCCGGGTGGTTTCTAATACCAATTTTGAAAACTTCAAATGAGAAGAGGCGAGTTTCATTAGGTGACTGGTTACATAGAAGGTTCCATAGTTGTTTATCAACATTTACTGGATAACCTTTAACCAACCCTGATTCATCTCGACGCATGACTGTAGAACAGAACTCAAAGCCTTTACTCAGATCAATTTTGTCTGATTGCTTGAGTTTTCTGCCAAGTCTCGCATATGCAGCCTCCTTTGCGTCATCTTCAATAACATCGTCTGCAGTTGCATCATCTCCGTTTGCTACACAGTGAGTATCAATCTCTCTCTGCAATTCCATCATGGCAACCATGTCATTGTTTAAGACACGGTCATGTGTGTTCGTACTGGAAGTATTGTAGTTCCCACTTGGCATGATACCAGGTTCAACCTGTTCAAACATCTGTCCGTCAGAGGTCATATAGACCTTCCTAGCGAGACACCAAAAGTGGTTACGAAGAATTGTGCTCCAAACTGTTCCTGCTCCTCCATTGCAAAGAGTTCGCAAATCAACGTCAAGTTGAAAATCAAAATCTTGTACACTAAAGTCCCAGTGGGCAACATCGGAAGCGACACGGGCAAAAAGCTTAATAAGGTACTCTTGTTCCCTTAAAAGTTTTTCCACGTCTGAGTCTTCCAAGCCCATCCCAGGTTTGCAGGGGATACGGTCCCAAAGCTCGATCTCTTCCTTATTTTGCGAAGAGCACAATGCCTTTGAGATAGCGTTATCCACGATCGAAACGGAGGCTATAAACCTCTGACGTTTCAAATCCAATTTGGTCTGCTTTGTAGGTTCATTCTTAACGAATATCCTAACTGGGTCGATCAGACCCATCCGAACTAGATCTTTGGGAGTAAGCGAGTCGTTCGGAACAAACTTGCTTAGGAGTTTGATTCTTTCAATCATAGCTTGCACAACTTGATTTCCTCGAGACTGTAACAATAGTCCGTTGGTTTTACTCGTAGCGGTGTATGGAAAGCCTGGTGATTTATTTGATTCAAATTCTGACTCAAGAAACCAGAGCATAAAAGGTGGATCGAATTCAACTTCCTGAATATTTGGAACATTGAAGGGATCTGGAACCTTCGTCTTTGGAAGTTTGGCAGCAAGTTGCTTGACAGCAACAGCGCCCCACTTCTGGATCTCTGGGGTATAGGGTATAAACTTAAACTGATTATTATGATATACAAGGGTATCATATTCGTCCTGCACATTGCAAGGAGGGAACGCCCAGTTTTTCAAACTAGGTCGTGCCTCTTGTGCCTTGATCATTTCTTCAGTAGCTTTAACCCGCTTCTTGTGGTGCGCACGCGCTCCGTGAGCGTGCCCCGCAAATCGAAGGTTACCTTGAGTTTCTCCTTCCCGCCACTCGTACTCTCCTTCTCTATAAAAGGTTCTGAGAGCTTCGCAGTCTGCTGGCGGCATGGCAGACTGCTCAAACGAAAATCCGGGAACTCCTGGGGAGCAGCCTCGGGCCCTTGCACTGGAGGAGCTTTTGAGCTCTTAGCAGCCTTACGAGCTGCTTTGCGTGCTATCTTATCTCTTCTTTTCAGAAAATCAGTTTCACACCAAGAGCAGTCAGATCCATCAGATGGATTGACAAAATGCTCCATTTTCTCTTCTGTCTCGGCCTTTGGGGGCCAATCAGTCGAGGTGCTGGAGGGCAGAGATTCCAAAACTCTGGCACGGGAAAGAGCTTTTGCAACAGCGCGCTCTATTTCTAGATCGCTGGGCTGTGCAGGCTCTTTGGGCTGTGAGTTCGTGGATTGAGGCGGCTTCTGAGTTGCGCTCCCCTCACGAATTTTGCCTTCTTCCAAAAGTTCTTCGGAACCCCCGTCTTCGCTCGCATGTATTGGAACTAAAGGGTTTTGAAAAACTTGAGAAGGACCGCTTTCATAGTGCCTTCGACTTCTTCTTTGCTCATACTCGTAGTCGTCGCGTTCCCGCTCGTACTGGTCTTGAGTCAAATCGAAGTCATCTTGCGCAGTATAATGGTCATTGTGAACCTTTGGTGTAGATTCTATGAAGGCCATTTTACCTATGATAATGATTTCAAATTCATTGAAGGTGCCTTCAACGCGGTACCGCTTTTTCTTCTTACCGCGATGCTGTTCGGAATCAAGCTTATCCCAAGAAACTGTGAAGTCTTTTAGGGAGCCGAGAATATAATGTAATTTCTCTTCCTTACGGCTGAGGCGCAACAAATCCCACCAAGAACCAGTTGCATAGTTCTTGGGTTCAGCTTTGCTGCCGTTCGAGGAGCAATGAACACCGACCACTTTTCCACCTGAAAATATTGGTGTCCCCGACCAAGAAGGTTCGGTCGAGGCGGAGTGCTCATATTCAAGAAATTCTTCCGTCCTGGTCATAACACCTGACGATACAGAAAACTTGCCTCCAATGTACCCGTAACAACTCATAGGGGCTGAGTCTCTCGAACTACCAAGAGGGACAGCCTTCGTGGCCATTCTAGACCAGAAGGAGTCCTGTTTAGGCTGCAACAGCATAACGTCCATTTCGAGTATCTGGGCGTAGACTTCCCACTCCTCATGGAGAAAAGGAACGTACTTACCCTGGGTCTCAATTACATGTGGTTCAATAGAATCATGCACTTGATAGTAGACATGAGTGGCTGTTAGTAAATAAGCACGCTTCATTATTGTAACTTTGCATGCCATTCCTATGGCCTGAAACTCCCCATTTTTGAACGCTAATAAGCCTGGTTGACTCGTAGCATAGGGTTGTGATGACCCTGTGAGTGATGGCGTTGAACCAGGGATCAATGCCTCTAAGACTTTGTGAGGAAATTCTCGCTTCGTCTCTTGAGTCAATTGACCTGACTTAGTTCTAACCCTGAGCTGCCTGCCCTGGTCTTCTACTAAATAGAAGGGGCCGGACTCGTCACATCGGAATTCTCCGACTAGCTCCAACGGTTCCTGGACCTTGGGAGGTGGAACCTCTCTCGGGCGGGAAACCCAAGAGGAAAACCATGTGAACATCAAAAGTCCCAAGGGACTCAAAACATTCGTGTATACCTGCTTTATCACGAAGAGAGAAAAGGTCACGCCTAGAAGTACTAGGAAATAAAGACCCGTGTCAATGACACTCTCTAATTTAGGCAATATACCGATAAAATCTGACAAGACTGAATTACACAGAC